CTAATCTCTAATTGTCTTATATAGACCTCTTCCAAATATTGTTTGATACGATTTTTTTGTTTTAGGTAAGACATAAATATTGCGTCCTCCATAACCAATCGTCGGTTTTGTTTGTATTTGGGGTAAAGAATTCCACGTAAACTCGTAGAATCTTCACCATCCCAAAATACTACTACCTTGTCAAAGTTATGCTCACTGATAAACTTACGAAGTGTATTCATAAAATGATACAAAGCTCCGATGTGTTCTCCATTGTGGAAGTAATCCTTCACACCATGAAACCCAATCTTCATCAGATTATTTCCGTCAACAAGTAGTGTTTTTTTCACGAACTAAAATTAAAATGGTTCGTTTTCGTTTGTAAAAGTTTCTTCAGTCTCATCAAGGACTAACTCCCCTGTACCTGAAAGAATTGCGTTCCAATACTGTGAATACTCTTTTTTGTATTTTTCAAGAGCGTCTTTATCATCAGCAATATATCCTTGTGGTGTTGCAATAATCTTACCATCTTTATATCCCAAACCGTTAATATGGTTCTTTAGGACAGAGATTTTGGTTCTGATAGCGTAAGACACCGTTCTACCATTTTTAGTTGCAGTAATGTGATTAATACCAGCATTTTTCTGATTACCAAACAAGAACACAAGAGCCGATGCTAACCAAAGAGCCTCACCACCTTTTGCTTTAATTGTTGGTTGTCCAAATGGATTGTCAGGTAACTCAACCCAAGGTTGATTAACTACTACCATTGTGTTTGTATATGGATAATCTTCCTTACGGGATTTGGTAATACGAGCTTGGATACCCATACCAATCTTATCCGCCAATACAGATGCGTTATGTTGTTTACCACCTTTGCCATCAAAGGTCATCTTACAAGGAACTGAACCAACAGAATCCCAAAGGAAACAAAGAGAATAAGGAATATTACCTTTTTCTTGTTCGTCTAATAATTCGTTGATATAGTCTGTGACTTGTTCAATGTAATCAAAATTATCATTGAAAATGAATTGTCCATCCCATTCACCATCGGTCATTTCAGCTTTAAGACCAAGTTCTACTGCGTGGTCCCAACTCCATTTTTTCTCGGTGATAATGAAAACAGGCAAATGCCCCTTCTGCTGAGCAGACACAGCGGCTTTGACAAGCGCGGTCGTTTTTGAAGAGTTCGAGTGACCCAAGAACATGTTGATGTTACCCAAAGCAGGACCAGGTAAACCGCAACTATTATGGAAAGCTTCACCGACTTCATAAAAGTCTGTTTCTTTATATTTTGTCTTGGTTGAATATTTGTCTTTGATTGCATCTAATGAAAATTCTTTTTTCTTTATTGCCATAAATGTCTATGATTTAAATTGTTTGTTGTTTAAAAATAGCAAAGGTTGGACACTTTGTGTATGTTAGTATCCAACCTTTTATAAATTAGAATGGTAAATCACCATCCGGCTCAGCTTCAGCCTGTGGGTCAACATATGAACCACCGATAGTACCTTCATCAGATGAACTATCACCGTAAACATATTTACCCAAATCAGATGACCATCTTGGAGTTTCTCCACGAGCAATCGCTTCTAAATACTCAACAGGTTTTTTAGAGTAAACGTCAGCCCAAGTAAGTGGGTCTTCAATCCATGACTTAGCCATTTCAGCATCTGTGTGAACAGGTGATGGGTCGTCATGCATAACTGTTTGAATAACCGTATAAGTCGCTCCTTTTGGAGTCTTAGCCTTTGTTAACTCAATGATAAGGTCACGTCCATTAACAGGGTCAGTAATATCACCTTTAGCTTTCCAAATTGGAATAATTTTGTCAAGGATACCTTCGTTCTTGTAATTGTGTTTAAAACGCCAGAACTTAACTCCGTCCGCCTCATTATCACGGTCAATTACTTTAACAATGTAAAATTTACGAGGTTTGTAAGATTTTGCAAGTTCTTTATCAGACTCTTTACCTGTTGACATTAATTCGTCATGAATTTCAGTCAAAGGTGAACGCTCGTTATCGTTCTTTCCTGGGTCATAGATTTTATTCCATTTACCCTCAACTTGTACTTCGTGATACCATACTTCTTTGAAAGGTGATGACCCATCAGGTGTTGGTAAGATACGAAGACGTTTCTGTCCTGAGTTTTCATTTTGCGTTAAAATCGCCGCAAAATATTTTTTCATTCTGTCTTCTTGAGACATTTTGTTTGAGGAGTTACCTCCACTTTTTGCTTTTTCATACTGAGCAAGTACAGCATCTAAGGAATTTGTCGCCATTTTGTGTATATAATTTATTAGTTAATATTCAAGTATAAGTGTGTCAGCCGTGATAGTCAAATTTGAAATTTAGAATTTCAAAGGTTTGTATTGTGATTCGTCTCCGAAATCATTAAAAGTTGTTTTAATTTCTGAAGGAGTGAAATCTTCAACTTCATCAGTTGTTAAAATATATTCATTTTTTCCCGATTTTTCCATCTCTTGTTCTTTATCTACAAAAAAATCAGATAGTTTTTGATTGAATGGTCCTGAGTCTAAACTTCTTAGTTCAAGTTTTTCTTGTGGAGTTTTTTCTCTGTATTTTTCAATCTTAGCTTCGATATCATTTAATTTTGTAAAGATACCTTCCATATCTTTCAATTTACTTTCTAAACCATTTAATTGGTTGAAAAGGTTATTGAAATATTCTTCTTGTTTAGTTTCAATATTTTTTTGAGAATTTACTAAATCTGTAATTTCAAGTTCTTCCGATTCATTTTCTTCTTCACCCACTTTTTCAACATCAGGGTCTGACGCCACATCAATAGGTTGTGGAGCAGTATCAGTTGGTGTCGGTGTTACCTCGTCAGGCGCCGGTGGTAACGCTCCCGCGTCAGGTGCCGGTGGAACTTCACCTTCAGATGCTGGTACCGTAGCATCTTGTTCAAAGATATAATTATTTATATTTTTATATCTTGATATTTCTTCTAAAATTTTTTTATCTATTCCTGACATTTTTTTAACCGTTTAATAGTTGTTTGAAACCTTGTGTTGTCTCAACGTTTATTTTTCTGTTCGTTCTTAAAGTGTTATCAACTCTTTCAATTAAACCATCTTTCATTCTAATTGAGTAACAATCTCCAGTGTCTAAATCACAAACTTCTTTAAATCCATTACCAATTTCTTTTTCGGTAATACGTGTGTTTTTACCTAAATAATTATCTAAAACTTTTTTTGTGTCCATAGTAGTTTTTTATTATAAATATATGTTAAAGCTGAAACTCAATTTTATCCAGTAATTCTTTATACTCAGTTGGATTATTTTTTTTATAATCTTCAAAAACAGTAGGATATTCTTTTACTTTATTGTAAGGAAAATACTCAATCCAAATCTTTGCAAATTGTTCTTTGAATTCTAATTTTTGAATATCATTTTTTTGATTATAATCTGTAATAGTTTGATTAATTGTTATATTATCATCAAATATTTCTTTAAAATATTCCGTATATCTTAATTTAACTAAATTAACACAATCAAAAATACTATCAAAAACTGCATATGGTTTTGTTGTTTTATTATTTTGGGAGACACAGACAAAGTTTGGTAAAAATAAAGTAGATAATTCCCCTTTATATGGAATATCTAAAGTAATATCCGCAAAATTAAATGAGGTTGCGTTAAACGAAGAATTATTTACATTATCTTTAACATATGAAGCAATTTTAAATATAAAATAAGTTGTAAAATATTCAGTTGTTGTTGTTGTTGAATCAAAAATAGCCAATCTAACAGTCTCAGGGTTATGTGCCGTTATTGGAGTATTTAATGCTACATATGTTTGATAATCCGCAAACAGCATTGAAGAACAAGTTCCAACAGTAGCCACCACATCATTATTTTTAATACTATTAGTTATTTGAACACTTATGTTATTTTTATTTTGTGATAAGGATGTGTTACTAGCAATTTGATTATTGTAGTTTTTATTTAAAGTTTTTAATAGTTCAGTTTTTAATGTTTGGAAAGTATTTTCAACTTTAGGTAAAGTATATTTATTTTGTCTTGTACCTGTAAATGAAGTTTTAAAACTTTCTGTATTAATAGTGTGAGTAACTTCAGTTATATAATATGAACCCGCAAATAATGGTACGTTTCTTAAAACAAAATACATGGTTGGTTGTATCATAGCGTTACCAAAACCATCAACAGAACATGAATAACTTCTGTCTTTATATATATTATACAAACTAACATTCTGAGTAGATGAGTTAGTTCCAGCAGTACCATTTGCCAAATTATATTCTGCAGTTAAAGACTCAGAAGTTGCCTTACCTAAATCTTGACTAACATTAATATTTTCAAAAACACTTTGGTTTTGTAAGTTAAAATCTACAGCAAACCCTACTACTTTATTAGATTTTGCAAAATCCTGAACTTTACTTGTATCACATTCTCTCAATGTATCACCATCATTCATGATATTTAATCCATCGTCTTTATATCCGTTATTTTTACTTTTGTTATTTAATTGTGTTGATGGCTTCTCAACATATACACTCACCAATTTAGCGGCCGTTTTTTGATAATCAACATTTTTAAAAATTCCAAATAAACTATCCGAAAAACTATCAGGGTCTTCCTGTTTGTTTTCTGAATTTTTAGAAGGAATATAGTTGTTATAAAAATTAATATAGGATGGCATTGAGAATGTTATGAAATTATGTGTTTTAAAAATAGAGTCCAATATTGTAAACACATTTGTTTTTGGTGATGTGTTTTTTAAAAACTTAGTAATTGCATTGATATCTAAGTATATTTCCCCACCAATGTCTCTATTTGCTCTATCTAAAAATAAAAAATCTTCAAATAAAGTTTTTTCATTATAGTCATTAGCCGAAACCCATTTATCATTAACCGCCTTAAACATGTCGTAAAGTTCAATCTTACTTTGAAATCCTTGTATAACACTATCAATTTCCTGTACTTGTGTTGTGTCAGTTTGGGGTAGATTTTTTTTAACGTAATTAGTTACTCCCTGAAATATTTTTTCGTATAAATTATTGTTATTTAACATAACATCTGAAATTTTACCTTTAAATAATTTACTAACGTTTTGAATTGTCGAAGTGTGTTTATAACTCGCATACATTTTTATTATAGTTGAAAACCTTTGTATATTTTCAACATTAAAAGGAATATTAAAATCAACAAAAAAATCAGTTAAAGCAGAACCTTCATCAGTATAACTGACACCATTAATTGTTGAGAAACCAACTTGTAATTGTAACTCCTTCCATGATTCAGGATATTGCTCTTGTGATTGTTGTAAAGTTATTATCGAGTCAGGTAAACCAGGTGGTAAATTACCTGTATATCCTAACTCAACATTTATTTTTGGGTTACTTGTATTATTGCTAAAGTAATTAAATGTCGGTAAATCAAATCCATCGGTGTTGCCTTTTTTGAATAATGTATTATTAGTCATTAATGGCGGTAAAAGAGTATTTAAAGAATTTAATTGTAGTGTTTGAATTCCCGAAACTAAATCATTCTCACTTGAACCTGTTACAACATAATTGTTTGAAATAATATTTAATAAAATCTTTTGGAAATTTATTGGACTTAATTCAGCTTCTTTCTTTTCGGAAAATCTTAAAAATTCCGACTCAAATAGGTCTAACTCAGTTTTTGTAAAAACTCCAAAAATTTCTTCGATAGAAGAATACTCATTATCAGTTCTTAATTCAAAACTTTCTTGTTCTATTAAATCATTATAAACTTTTTTTAGATGTTGTCTTACTGTTGGTTTAACTATATTTGTACTATTAAAATAACCATAATTTGGAGCTCCCCATAATAATCTAACTGACCCATTAAACAAATTTCCATCCGTGTTTATTGCGGATATATTGTTTGAATATAAATTTTGTAATTGGTTTTTACCCAACCCAAAAGAAGGTAAAACATAATAATTTTTAAAAAACGGATTTTTTATTAGAACAGACCATGTTTTAACTGTTTGAAAAGAAGACTCCGATGGTGATAATAATATTAAATTACCTAATCTAATTTGAGTATTAATTTTTTCAGTTATCTGTGTTATAGTGTCGGATGGTAAAAATAAATTTTGGTTATAAATTAAATAATAAAAATCATTAATAATTTTTGGATAAAATCCTAAATTTATTTCATTTAAAGTACCCGAAGATGTTCCTGTAGAACCTGAACATTTAATTTTGTATTCATAATTATTACCATCAACCGTTTGTCCCGAGAAATAATAAAGATAATCTAAAGTAGGATTAGACGTAGGGTAGTAATTATTTAAAACGTCAAAATTATTCCATATGGATGTTAATATATCCTCATCATTTAAAATATAATTTTTATATCTATGCCAAATAGAACCAATTTTACATACCCATATTTTTGGTAATGAATGAACTCCTGAAAATTTATTTAGAGATGCTGAGATAAAATTTAAATGAACATTCTCATTATTTTGAAAAGATAAATATTTTTCTCTTAATGTTGATAACGGCAAACTATTTAAAAACAAATATGCCGCAGCTTTAAATGGGTAAGGAGTATTATTTCTTAAATTATTGATTCCTTGTTGAACCGCATTAATAAAATATGGTGTATTCATTATTGAGGTAGTTTCTTCATTTGTTGAATATTTTGTTCTACCTTCAGTTAAAATATAATCTTTTGGTTTTCTGTTATTATAAAACACATTTAAATCAACAGGTAATGCAATTGTATTGTAAAATGGTTTAAAATTAGTAAAAGGTTTAATAAGATTTTTTTCATTATTAGTTCCGTATCCAAGTGGTGTAAGATAATTACTAATTTTTTTTGTATATGTATTGTAAAATAATGACTCTTTAGTTTTATTATAAGAATTTTCAAAAGAAAATTCAGATTCCCCATTAGATAGATTATTTACCCTCCAATTTTCATTACTATATGGTAATAAATCAAAAATAGTTTTAGCATCATGGACAGAACTTGACATATACTTTGTCATATCAGGTTCAGTCTTTGTTAAAGTAATTTTAATAGATGGTAAATCGGCAATTAAAATCTCACTTGGTGTGTCTATTATTTTTTCTTTTAAATAGGTTGTATTAAAAATACCCGCTTCTTTATTATTCCAAAATAAACCAGTACCATCATTAGATATTGATTTTAAATACACATCAAATTCATCTTTGTTTGTAAATGGTGTGTTTGTAAATTTAGAAACTAAACTAGGCGAAGAAGTTAAAATAGAATTCACAACATTAGTCCCTTCAGAATCTGATAAATAATTAATAAGTTGTTGACTATATTCAGTGTCAGCTAATTTTTTTCTCAAAAATCCATTATATTCAACTAATGATGTTAATCTTTCATAAAATTCATAAAAGAAACTTACTTCTTCTAAATTTGAATATGGAACATTTGTTGGTATGGTATCAAAAGCTGACACCATTATTCTTTTAACCTCACTTGTTGGTTCTAAAGGACTAACTGGCGATGGAGGTGTCTGTCTTTGCATATAACCTTTTAAAAACTCCTCAACAAATTCTACTTCAGGCCATATTTCATAATCATATGCCCTTGTGTCATTAATTACATCATTATCACCAGGATATTTAATCTCATATTTATTACATTCTTTTATTCGGGTATATAACGGCCATGGATAAACTGGTGAATCAGGAAGTCCTTTAATGTCGACATTTCCAACAGAAGTTTGTTTCTTTCTGTTATTTCTAACTTGATATGCGGCAACATGAACATCATTCATTAGAAGTAAAAACGCTTCAGCTGACGCTAAAATAACACCCATAATATTTTTTAAAGATGGAACAAATCCTAAACCAGTCGCAGATGATATAAATTTAGCCAATTCATCAGTTAACTCTTTTTCAATTTTTTGTGAAGCGTCTTGTAAACTATCTTGTATTTTATTTAATAAATCATTAAACTGATTCGGTGAATCAAAGTCAAAATAATAATAAATTAACCCTGCACTAGTTAATTCGTCATTTATTAAATGTAAAGTATCTATTTCGGTTTTAATTGAGTTTATTTGTTCGTCAGTTGGGTCATTACCACCATATGGTGATGGTCTTAATTGATAAGTTCTTTTGTAATTAGGTGAGTTTGGTAATATAATTGCAACACTTTCCAAAGTTATATTTACAGGTATAGGATATTTCCCATTTTTACCAAAAGTCGCATTATTTAAAAGTTTATCATTAAAACTTTTAATTAATGGTTCTAATTCTTCAAATCCAGTAATTTTTCTACTATTAACAGTATCCCCACTTGACAAGATATTATCTGACCCTTTAATATCTGAAAATGTATAAAACTTTATTTCATTAGGTTCTATCTGTTGGTTATCATTTACATTACCATTTTTAATAAAAAATTTTTTCTTTGATAAATAGACATCAAACCATGATGTCCCAACACCCGTATAAATTGCCTTTCTGTAAGCCGTAATTATATCTGAATATTCTTTAACATCATTTAATGCCGATAGTGAAACTTGACCAAATTGTTCTAAACTATAATTAATAAAATTATCTAATTTTGTTATAAGTTCTTGTATTGTTAATTCAGGAACATTTTCATCAATTAAATTTCTTGTTTTATATTTTTTGTAAACTTCTTTTAATTTTTCCATCCCTTTTTGTTGGATGTATTCATTAGAAGTCTGTGTTTGTGGAGCTAATTGTTCTCTAGCCGCGGTTTGTCCATTAGATGCCTGTAAAGGAATATTTGTTGTAGTCCTTTTTAAATACATCTGAGGTACCGCAAAAAGAGATGCCATTGTGATATCAGTTAATACATTGAACTGATATGCAATAAAATTTAATGTTAACTCAAAATTACCAGTAGTTGAGTTAAATGATGAATTAAATTTTTGTAGTATTATGGGATATTTGATTGCTTTCCCATAATAACCTTTAATTGTAAGATAAAAAGTTGGGTATGGTAAATTAAAAAACGCCGAATAAAGAGAATTATCACCACTCTCCATTAAAGCTCTACCTTTTGAGTCTTCTAAAGTTATAGTTATTGTAGGAACAAATGATGTATTAACTTTATATGTAACAGTTTTTAAACCTAATAGTTCACCATTAATTATATTAGGGTCAGTTACATCAGTTTGTAATCTACTCCAATTTGTTGTTAAATAATCTTGGTCGTTAGGTTTTAAAAAATTAATTTTACCATACGCAATTTGTGTTGTAGTTTGAGTACCATCAATACCACCAATTAATCTACTTCTTGGTTTAATATCACATTCTAAATTGACATAATAAACCAAATCTTCCATAGGAATATTCCTATCTTCAGCGTTACCAAATTGGTTGGTAACTTTATTAGGATTAACTATGAAGATATTGTTTACATCTTTTTCAATAAAAATATTATTGTTCGCCATAATAATAGAAATAACGCTCTAAAGCTGATTTATAATCTAATAAAGAAGATGTTAAAGGGAAGGGTATGTTAAGAACGGCATTGTCAGGAATATTTAATTCCGAACCTCCATATTGTGAGTTTGATTGTAAAATAAACCAACCAAAATAAGGTGAGTCATAATAAAGTTGGGATATTTTATCCAAACGAGAAACTCCAAGTTTATAAATAAATTTTTTATCGGAGTTTTTTGCAGGAATAGTAATATACGGAATAGTATTTTGTTGGTCATTTGCTGTAAAAAGTTGATACCTGTTTAAATATTCGTTAGCCATTAGTTAAAATATTTCTTTCCGTTATATGTTGATTGATTATTATCAATATTAACATTTTTATAAATGTTGGAAACATTAGTTTGTTGATTTGATGTTGAGCCAGCTGAAGTAAATGTAAAATCTCTGTCTTTTCCTTTTACACTAACACCATCAACTTGTGGATTATAATTCTTATAAATCAAATAACTTTGACCTGTAAAGAAATTATCCACATATGTTGTTTGAGCATTTTTTTCATCAGTAATTGATTGTGAAATAGAACCCAAATACGTTAAAACTTTTGTCTTTGTGTTTTCACTTACAGGTGTATAGTTCTGTGTTAAAAAATTCTTTAAATTTTCAATAGATTGATTATCTGTAAAATCGTTTGCAAATAATGTAAAAAATAAATTTAACCCACCTGTTGAACTATAACTAGTGAACGGAGTAAAATACAAGGTTGAAACTGCCGGTTCAATAATTAAGTTATTAGATAACAATAAAGAGTAATAACTTTTAAAATCATTAGCGATTTGTGTATAATCAGTTCTAATATCAGTTAAAGTATCTGAAGTTCCGTAAGGTTCTCCAGTATTAGTCAACGCAAATATGGAACCATTTGAATTTAACTTACCATCAGTAGCGTCACAAACTAAATCCATTCTTCTAAATATTTGATAAATCTCAGATTGTTGATTAGTTATTGATTGTATTTTACTACCAATACCTTGTAATATTGTATTCTTTCTATTTTGACAAGCCGCTTTAAAATTTGATTGGACTATTCTAATTTCGTTTTGAGGAACATTTTTAGATAGTAAATACATAGTTAACATATCAGTACCGTTATCAATTTCGGTAATTAATGCAGACATTACACTTGTAATATAATTTGGGTAATTATTGAATTTACCCAAAATTTTTACATCTGAAACAGGACCTTGTAAAGAATTAAAAGTTCCGTTATTAAATAGTCTTTCATTATATATTTGAGTTAAAACACCATAGTTATATTCTTTGGTAACACTTGTGATGAAACTTTCAACTAAATTCATATAATTTTGACTATTATCAACTGCAAAATCAACTAAATTTTTATATTGTATGGTTCCTGTTAAGACACCATTTGTATTTGTAGATTCTGACACATTTCCAATAAAATTACCACCGTCTGTTGGATTTTGATTTGTTGCCTGATTACTTGCCAAGTTTTGATTATTAGTTTGATTTGACAAATTTTGTAAAGTCCTTAGATTTGAACCTAAACTATCTTCACCAGTTATAATCGCAGTTAATTTAGTTGTGTCGGTAGGAATTGACCTTTCATCATACATTTCAGTATTAGCATAGTAATTAAATGATAACGCATTTTGTAATCTGTCAATTGGTTCTTTCAAACCATGTCCACCAATCATTTTAAAACTTAATTTTGCGGTAACAATCATTGGTTGAACACCAATACCTTCAGGATTAAAATCTAATGTTTCGTATGAAAAACCTAAACTTTCAGGTACGATTTTACAATTGTAAAAATCACCAATTCTTAACACTAAAATAGGTGGCGAACCAAAATTTGTATTTAAAGAATCTTTAGTTTCAAATTCACCTGAAGACGTTTTTGTTGGTATTGTATTACCAGGTCTAACACATTGGTTTAAAAAGGTTAGTCTTGAATTAAATCCTTCAGGTGTAATAGAGTGAAATGCTGGGTTAAAGAATTTAATTTTTGTTTTAAAACTATCGTATAAAAATGGGTCTTCTTGTTTGATTATTTCAAAATAATTTTTCTCATTTAATAATTCTGATAGAATTGTTTTACTTAAATTTTTAACTTTAGACTCAACACTTTCTTTTTTCTTTTTCTTATTACCAAAAACATCTGATAAAAATTGTCCAGTACTTCTTCTTAAATTACTGTTAGTATCATTACTGTTTGTATTAACCGCCCCACTATTTTCACTATCAGGTGATTGTGCGGTAACCGTTACATTTTTTACTCTCATACCTCTACAAGCCATCGCTTGGATTGAAGATGGGGTATTAGTATTGTTAATAACTGTAGTACAGTCAAACGAGTCAAAAGGTTCACTTGATTTTATAATTGCGGAAGATTGTATTTCACTACTTAATGTAATTTTAAATTTACCATTTTGAACATATTTGTTAGTTAAAGTACTTTCAAAAATATAATCTTCAAAAAATATTTTAATTGATGATAATCTATCATTATTATATGTTGAGGACTCACTAGCATTTGTCTCAACATCCAAAGTACCAACAAGTTCTAAACTTACTTCACCACCAGCAATTAAAATTTCAACAATCTCATCTCTTAATGATAGTATTGTATTATAATTTTCTTTTATAACTTTGTCAAAAAAACTACTTATAGGTTCTTCAGGTTGTTGTTCAACATAAACTGGTTCTTCAATTATATAATCTGCATACAAAATTTCGTAATCAGTGCTTGATTCAACACCATTGTACGCTTCAAAATAAAATCCAAAATCATTATAGTTTTGACTTAAACCAACTCTTTGAGAGTCAGTAGGATTACCTTCATCCTGTGGTAGTGATTCTAAAGCTTCAAGTTTATCTTCTTCAGATGTTTGGTCACTTTCTAAAACTTGCTGATATATATCTTCTATAGTGTTTAAACTTAGACTTCCGAAGTTTTTAGCTAATTCATAAATGTCGTATTTTCTACATCCCGCAAAAAATGAATTAACAACACCATTTATTAAATCACTATTTTGATTTTCTAATTCTCGATTAACAATTAAGTTTAATACTGACGGATGGTCAACAACAATTTTAAACGAAATATCTCCTTGTCTTGTTGTATTGTTATATGTGTAAATTGGTTCAGGTCTTCCGATAAAATTAGTTGGGGTAAAGTTCGCACTTGAGTTATCTCCAAAAGTTAATTCATATGGTGGAAACCACATAATTCTCCCCCCATTTGGGCCCTTTTCAATATCAGGTAAGTTATTAAATTCGGGTGTTGATTTCCAAGCTAAGTTCTCTAATGAAAACATATATTTTTTAACACTTCCTCCTTGGGTTGAGGTTCCTCCATTTTTATACGGAACAATATTAAGGTTGTAAGCACTATCTAATACCGAATATGAATACCTTCTGATATTACCATTTGTATCCGTACCACTTGTATTAGCGTAAGTTCCTTGTAAATCTCCGTAAGTATAATAAGGTCTGTCTTTTGAGAAAATTCTACCATATTCAGTTCCAACAATAGAACCATTTTCATTAACATATTTTTTAACCTTAGAACCCTTTGTCAACTCCTTATACCCGTCCCAAAAAACTTTTGACACTTGATTCATTGCGTTACCAACATGAGCCAATCTATCTTTACCCTGTGCAGGTGTGGAGTCAATTATTCTTTGAGTAACGTCTAATATAGAACCTGGTCTGAAATCATAACCTGTAGATAATACCTGTTGATAAGATGAACTTAGTGGTGTAAATGTTTTATTATTATTATAAATTCTACCGTCTTGTCCAACAGTTCTTCCGGCTTCAACCTTCGTAAGTTCTGAAATCCAAACAAATCCACCGTCAAAAACAGGTCTTTTACTATAATCTTGTCCCGCTAAACCAAATTGAAAGTTTTGGTCACCTTCGTAAAGTATTCCAACCTTATCAGGTCCGTATACAGGTGTCCTTGTTGGTATACCATAAGCGTTAGTTGGACTAGCTCCTGGAGGTGATATAACATTTGTAATATCCGATTCTTGTCTACCAACATACAAATTACCAATAGAATTAGGGTTTTCAAAAAAGTCAGAAAGAAAAGTACCAAGTTGAGTTAGATTAAATGAATAATCAGGCTTATATCTGTTATACGCAATAGTATTAAATAAAACACTTTTTTGTCCTGAACCCGTATTTTGTAAAAAAATTATAGAAGGATTTTGTCTATTTAAAAGATTACCACCTAAATTACCTAAAGTTTGTTGTGGTTTAATTCGTTGTCGTTCAACGTCTGAAAAATAACTTCCTTCAATTGGTGAATAAGGTAATAAAAAACCAGCAACTCTTTGTAAGAAGTAAGCTGCGTAATCTATAACACCATTAGGAACTGTAATTGTATAGTTTCTTTGTATAAAAGGTTCTTGACCTGTTGCAACTAATGTAGCTTCAAACGGACTTGTTAAAACACCTAAATTAATTGCTCCAACTGTATTTCTTTCAATTTCACGAGCGATTCTTTGTTCAAATGCATATGTTAATCTTTCCGCACCAATTCTTTGTATATAAGAATCACTAATTAATTCAGGGTCGTTATTTAATATTTCAGTTACTGTATAATCACCTTGAACAAAATTTATTGGGAATAAAACACCATCACCATAAATTCCGCTTTGTTCTAATGTTTTTGCCAGTATTTTTTCATCAACCACGAATAAATCATCATAACTACCTTCAGGTGTATATCTATTTACAACTGCCGCGTTGTCAATAAAACTTTCATTGATAATATCAAGTTTAGTAAAATTTGGGTTATATTCGTTTTGTCCAATTTCTTCACCTGTAGATACAGGTCTTGGGGGTTGTGGTATATCAAGAGAGTTAACTAATTCGGCTCCGTCAATGAAATTTCCAGCTGGTCCGTAAATGTTTATAATTGTATTTAATTTTGGTTCCTCGTATATACTATCACTAACATTAGGAGTATCAACAGGTGAACTATCCGTTAAATTTGTTGTATAATTTTGTTGAGATTCGGCACTAGAAAATGAACCCTCAATTTTATAAGGTTTTAAGTTTCGAGAAACAAGTGTTTTTCTAAAATTTTCCGAACCGTTAAAAGAAAGAATATTTTCTTGCATCAAATCTTTTTATAATAAATAGAATGAAACAGATTTTATCAGGCGGTTAAAC